CTCTTGCGATAAGAGAGATGATCTTAGCTGATCCTTCCATAAGCTTAAGTTCGCCAAAGGCGAAACTGCAAGCAAAACTAACGTAGAAGCGAATACCTTCAAGAATATTAACGTTTGCGACTGCTCTGTAGAGTTTTCTTTTAACATCGTTGAGATTCTCCTTTGCGTAAGTGACTCCTTCAAGTCTGTGCTTCCATGATTCAGAAGTACCATAACTTTGTGCTGATTGAATAAAGTCATCATAAGACTCAGTAATGCTTGCTGCACGTTCTAGAATACGATCATCATGAATAATAGTATCAAAGATTTCGCAAGGATCCGAATAGATATTTTTGATAATATAAGTATACGAACGACTATGGATCATCTCCATAAATTCCCACACAGTCATACACGCTTCCAGTTCAGGAAGAGAACAATATGGTAAAAATGCCATACCAGGACCACGACCCTGAATAGAATCGAGCATAATCTGATACTTCAAATTAGAAGTAAAAATATGCTTCTGTTCTGAACGGAGAGTTTGATAGTCTCCACGATCTTTTTGAAGTGAGATTTCTTCAGGTCTCCAAAAATAACTTAATTGCTGTTGAGTTAGTTTATCAAAAACAGGATACTTATATGAGTCATATCTTTGGACACCAAGAGGGGCACCAAAAAACATTGGTTGCTTTTTAGTATTTACTTCTTCCGTATTAAAAACGGTCATTCCTTTAATTTTTTGTTCTTCGGGTGACATAAAATTGTACTGCATACTTTCTCTTTGATTAATTTGAACTCAATTCACCCTAACATATTTAAGGTTTTTAATTGTTATGAAACTTAGATTGTACAACTTTCACACGCTTCTTCATCAGAACTCATAATATCATTTAGGAGAGATTCAAGTTCTGGTTTTTGTTCTTCTATTTCATCAGTCTTAATATCATAGGTGTTTTGATAATAGGACGTTTTCCACCCCACAGAGTAGGCATAAAGCATATCACCCGCCATTACGCTAACAGGAACTTCATTATCGGCATAATTTTCTGGGTTATACGACCAGTTTCCAGAAATTGCTTGATCAAAGAACTTTTGCATAACAGCAACAACATTAATATAACCCCGATTGCTAGGCATATCCCAAAGAAGCGTATAATTGTTCTTAAGTGATTGATACTGGGGTACAATCTGCTTAAGAGGGCCCTTCTTCGACTTCTTAATGGACAAGTATCCACGAGGTGGTTCGATTCCATTGGTTGCATTTGACACAACGGAACTGCTCTCCGAAGGCATCTGTGCGGACAATGTTGAGTGCCTAAGACCGTGTTCCAGGATAGATGCTCTAAGACTTTCCCAATCATGTTGAAGACCTACAGATGAAACTTGATCGACATCCTTTTTATATGTATCAATAGGAAGAATACCATCAGCATACTTAGTACGGCCAAAGTATTCACAGTAACCTTTCTCTTTCGCAATCTGATTTGATGCTTTTAGAAGGTAATACTGGAAGGACTCAGAAAGACCGTGAACGGCGTCCCATGCCCCCTGTGAGTCGTAGTTGAACCCCAGTTTAGCAAGGTAGTGGGCAAGACCAATATAACCGATTCCAAGAGATCTACGTGCCTTAGTGGCGATTTCTGCCGCCTGTACGGGATAGTTTTGATAGTCAATCAATTCTTCCAATGAACGTACAGAAAGATTACAAAGTTCTTCAAGTTCTTCATCGGACTTAACTTTTCCGACATTGATAGCAGAAAGAATACAAAGTTGAATTGATGGTGGAGTATCATCAACTACTACATCTTGATAAAAATATTCATAATTTTCATTATCTTCCTGTTCATTTTCGGATACAAATTCGTACAATTTATTAAACATTAAAATCTCCTTGTTTTCTAATTAAATGTAAACTTAAACCAGTTTTTTTCGATGCTTCTCTCATACAATCATACACAACTTCTCCAATTTTAACCTTTTTACTCCAACCATTTTTAGACCCAAAACTTTTACTTCCTCCAACTCTACCTTTACTCTTCCACTCGTTATATTCATAGTTTATGTCTTTTTTGTTTGTAATTTTTCTACATTTATATTGATGGTGGTGTTGTTTTTTTCCTCTAGCAACTGCACTCATTGCAGAAGGATTTAAATTATTTTCAATACAAAATTGTAACATATTATCAATTTCAGTTTCACCGTCAATATTTGGACCAGATACAATCCATCTATCAGATAGTTTTTTCTTTTGATCTTCACTCATTGGAGTTCCTTTATTATGTGCAGGTTTTCCTTTTTTAGATTTTGATATTTTTTCGTAAAATATTTTAGACAAATTATCATCATCATGATGAGACCACCCTTTACCTGGATTATTGCACAAGTTATAATAGTTTGGATTTTTTGCTGCATTTACCTCATTTAGAATTTCCGATTCTTTTTTTAAAGCATCCATTCTTTTTTCAAAAACAAATAAAATTTTTCTTTCAAAAATATTAGGAGTTTTTTTATAGATTGAATTAAAATGATCACTGGAAGAAATATATCCATCATTAAGTGCTCCAAAATGAGACCCAGTATATTTCATGCCCGTTTTCAAATTATTCCATTCATAAACAAATGCAATTTTATTTTCCATAAAGATTGATCTTTATTTTATTTATATGCGTTCTGTAACTTTTCTGATATTAACTATTCATGATCATATAGAACCCCTCCAGTATTTTGGACATATTTTTTATAATCTTCAACTTTATCTTTTTTAACCTTTACTTTCATTTTCAAAGTATTTGGTTTTTGATCAATATGTTGAAGAGGAACAGTTGGAAGAGTAATTTCTTGACAATTATGTACAAGAATATCATTTGCAAAGAAATTATGAGTTCCTTCCACAGTAATATCATAAACTGGAATTTTTTCTTCCAAGTATTCAATTATAAGAGTAGAAGTTTTTTCGTTATATGTGAGTACCAATTCATCAGTTTCAACCAAATCCTTTGCCATTACATATCCACGATTTTTTGTGAATACTTTATGTTCTGGTGTGACCACGATACTCTTACCACTTCCTTCATCAGTAATTTTCATTACTTTTGCTTTCGGTGAGGTTTCGGCAAAATCAGTAATAGGTTTCCATTCTTGTTGATTAGTTTCTGTATTATAAGAAAGAACTTCTATTTGAGGAACATCCTCACAAAGACATGCAATTGTAGATATCCTATCAGAAATGTAATTCTCTAAATCTTCAATAGAAATTTCAATCTCATAAACTCTCCAATCAAATACTTCACCAATATCATTAAAAACGGGTTCTGGATACTTAATTCTAATCTTAGTATCACCAGCAACACAAAGGTTTGACATCGTAATTTGATCTTTAAATGACCCATGAGAGTTACAATGGTCTATATTCATAATATAGATACGCCCCGTTTCAGCACGTTCTTTGAGAAGAGTTAGAATAAGGTCCTGTGCTTTAATAGTTTTTTTGGGAGTATACTTATCTTCCTCATAACGTAAATACAATTGGTCAAAAGTATCGGTTCCAAAAGCATCATAAAGTCCAGGAACATCATGCGGAGAGAACAAAGTAATCTCACCATCTTGAATGAATCTTTCATAAAAGATTTTACTAAGTTGAATTGAATAATCAAGTTTGCGAACACGATTATCTTCAGTTCCTTTATTGTTTTTCAGAACCAGAATGTCTTCTATTTCTTGGTGCCAGATTGGAAAATGGACTGTAGCTGATCCACCACGGATTCCATTTTGGGTGCAGCATCGTACAGTTGATTCAAACTTTTTAAGGAAAGGAACAACGCCAGTGTGCTGAACTTCTCCACCTCTGATTTTAGAGTTGATGCCCCTGATGCGACCTGCGTTGATACCAATTCCTGCTCTTTGAGAAACATACCTACCAATTGCCATATCACTACTGAAGATGCTGTCAAGGGTGTCGTCAACATCAACAAGAACACAAGATGCAAATTGACGAAGTGGGGTTCTAACACCTGCCATGATTGGTGTAGGAATGTTGATTTTGTGTTTGGAGATTGCGTCATAATACCTCTTGACGTATGACATTCTAATTTCTTTTGAATACTCTGCAAAAATAGTCAGAGCAATCATCATATACATGAATTGTGGTGTTTCATATACTCCACCACCACTACGATCCTGAACCAAATACTTATCAACTACTTGACGTAAACCTGCATAAGTGAACAGATAGTCTCGGTCATGATCAATATAAGAATCAGCACGTTCAATTTCTTCTTTTGAATATTTGATAAAAATATCCCTATCATATACTTCATGATTAACACACTGATAAATGTGTTGCTCAAGATTAGGAAGTTCTTTCATCTTCCCATAAAGTTGCTTACGAACAGAAAATAATAGAAGACGAGCAGCAACAAATTGATAATTGGGATGGTCTAGATCAATAAGATCACTTGCACTACGAATAAGGATTTCTTGTATTTCTTGAGTGGATATTCCACTATAAAATTGAATACCAGAGGTCATCTCAACTTGACTTGCAGAGACACCTGCAAGACCCTTACATGCCTCTTCAACCATCAAGTGCATCTTATCTAGGTCAAGAGATTCAATTAGACCATTTCTCTTGACTACTTTTGTTCCGTTGCTCATATTTTCTTCCAGGTAGTAAATTTAAGTTTTGCTTCTAAACCAGAGTAAGTGTTTGATTCTATCACAGACTGAACATCAAGTCCAGATAAAACCATATCATTAATGTCTTTTTCTTTTATTGTTGAAGGCCAGATGACAACTTTTTGTCCCATTTCGATAACACGGGAAATTCTTGATAGGATTTCTCGATTACGTGGTTCGTTATCATAAACCCAAACAGGATCACTAATACCCCACTTATCAACATCACCATCAGCTCCACAAAGAGCAATTGAGTTTGAAATAAAAGTGGAGTCGAAGGGACCTTCTGTGATGTAGACACTTTTATTTTTTTGGACTTTATCGAGACCATAGATTTTGGGGGCATCATCAATAAGCATTATAGTAATATATTTAACCTTGCTTGGACCAAGTGCTCTTCCCTGAAATCCAACAAGTATATTTTGATAGAACAAAGGAATAATAATCCTAGGTTCATCTTTACTTACATTATCGAATGTTGGTCGGAGAGAATTAGTCCACTCTTTAAATTTTTCAGTGTAGTAATAGTTATCTGGATTTAATTTTCTGTTTTCTAGATATGCTTTTGCAACAGGATTCTCTGATGCTTTAGGTAAATCTAATTTAGGTTTAAACTTTGGTGCTTCAAATTTTAATATTGGTGCTTGAGTTGTAAAGTTTTTTCCAGTGTTTCCTTCTTTAAATTTTTCAAAAATATATTGTTTATGAATTTGAGTGTCAATTTGTTTTAGAAAATTATTAAAGGATACATTAACTCCACAATTATGACACTTATAGTTTGTATTGTTCTTTATCTGATATAAGTATCCTCTTGCTTTATTTTTATTAGTTTGAGAGTCTCCACAAATTGGGCAACGAAAGTTGTATAAATTATTCTTTACCCTCTTAAATTTTTGAAATCTAGAAGATATCAAATTGATGTACTTTACATCAACAAAGTCCATAAACAAAAATTAACCTGTTGACATATCATACCACATTATCCTACTTTGTCAAGACAGAGTGAAGTGATTACTGCCGTCCATTTAATAATTGAATTAGTTATTTTATGTAGAGAATATGAAGTAGGGTTTTTTTTAGTTTTCACGGCATCCAAGTGCCAACACTCTATTATTTATTTTATTTTTCTTTCCATTGGAATTGGGGAAGATATAGGAGATAATAAATTTGTAATTAATTTATTACCAACGGCAGAAAAAAGTAATGAAACTACTGCAAGACCTCCAGCCATTGTCCACATCTTCTTTTCTAAATCAGTCAAACGAGCATTAACTTTCATAATATCTCCTTCACACCCTTTTTTAATCGCATCAGTTTGTCGAGTCAGGTCTCTATGAAGGCTGTCTATTTTCTCAAACAATACTGCATCAATTTTATCTTGCTTATCCAGTTTCTCATCATGAACAGCAAGCATTCTA